TATGCGGTGAATAAAAATGCCCCTTTTAATATACTTATTAAAGGGGCATTAAACCGATCTTGCTTACAGCAAGAGCATTATTTGAATGGAGCCGCATGAATGATTGCTAAATACACATATACGGTATTAATTGGGAAAAAAATTAAAAAGTTAAGGCTAGGGTCCGGTTATAAGCTCTTTCAGTTCGCTAAGCTTATAGGTTGCAAGAGTGAACAGCAATTGTACCGCTATGAGAGAGGGATAAATAAAATTGATATAGATACACTGATATTAGCGTTAAAAGTATTAAACGTTGATGTTAGAGAATTTTTTGAACAGTTAGATGAAGAATTTATTCAAGAATCAACAGATAGCAATATGAATATATAGTTGTTATCAAATTAAAGCCACATTATTGTGGCTTCATTTACTATATGCATTTATTATTTCTTGAGGGCTCATATCAAGAACATCAGCTATTATGAGTAAGTCATTGAGGTATACGGATACCTCACCACTTTCATACCGTAGATACTTTGCTTCAGAGGTAATTAAGTGTTTCGCCATCTCTTTAGTTGAAATGTTTTTAGCTAACCGTTTATTTTTTATAAGGTTACCAACAGATTTATTTCTCATATCCCTCTCAATCAGTCCCGTTGCAAAGTAAGTTAGTTAGGGTGAGAGGGTATTTTACAAAAAATAATACAGGCTTCAAACGAAACAAGACTAAGCAAGTATTTTATAGACAGAGCAACAATAAAAACTAATGCGCCAGCTCGAGTAGTTGGCGCATCTAGATCACTTATCAAAATATTCCACTTCGGCTTCTTGGGTTTCAGGAAGCCAATCACCATCGATAAATATCTCTTCCAGTGCTTCTTCAATATACGTTTTCTTCTCATTCTTCCCAAGACCATCAATAGACACATTATCTTGAGTGCTCCAGTTTATATCGATATTTAGATCGGGGTATTTGGCACTTAATCTTTTGGTTATTTCATTTCTTAATGCTTCAAAAGTACCTGTAGGTAATTTACCTTTTTTATTGCTATTAAAGCGGATCTTGATGGTAACCATAAAACACTCCTTCGCAGATTAAATCAACTGGGTTTTTATACAGTGAAACATAACTGTAATTATATACAGCAAAGTTAGGGCGTGAATCAAGAAGTTTGATTAATCTGACTCTATGAATGTTTAAAAGTAGTTCCCCAAAACTATTTAAATAGTTTCGATCTATCATGAGGTTAAATGAATCGTTTAGAAGTATTAATTTTGGTGTGTTTTGGCGATGTTTTTCTTTAATATTAAACTGTTACATGTATTTTAATGGTGTGAAGATAGGTCATATTAAAATAAAACCCCGAGCGGTTAATCTGATTAAAAATTTTAATGATAATTATTGTGTAACTATTGGGTTAAATCAGATAACCCATTGTAATTATATAAAGTATATCGGTGATTGATTGCTATGCATTGACCTTATCATAAAAAAAATTACTGGGTTTCGGGGTGTTTTCAATACTTTAAAAAGCCTCCCCAAAACCCCACCAAAACTCATCCCCAAAACAGCATGGAAAATAAGCTAATTAAATTACTACAATTTGCCATTCTTTTCCTCGGTCATCATTATATTTATCTGTCATTTTTTGATTTTGGTGCCCAAGTAATTTTTGTGTATCTATACCTTGCTCTCTGTACAATCTCTCAGATAATGATCTAAGCTCATGGAATGATGGAGCAGTACCTTCTTTCCATTCCAGCTCACACTTATTTCGTGCGTTTTTAAACGATGTAGTCAGTGATGAGTTTGATACTTGCCCTCCGACTTTTGCATTTCCTGCTGTGTGTTTGTAATGTAGCAGGTAAGGGCTAACAACAAGATCTCGACACATAGATACGACATCACCCAGTGTTAGATTTAATGCATTGCACCTTAGTGAAAGAGGTATCGCTAATTTTGTTCCTGTCTTCTCTTGCTGTACATGTAACATTCCATCCCAAATATCTGAGAATTTCATCTTTGTAATATCACCAAGTCGCTGACCTGTAATAACAGCCAATAACATTCCATGTCGTAAATAGCGCTGGTGGTTTGCGGATTGTTTATAGATTTCCTCCCATTCCTCAAAAGATAAACGTTCACGCTTGACTTTATTGCGTGGTTTTTTGGTGGCTTGTGCTGGATTATAGCCAGGTGGTACATGCCCCATGTGCTGTGCTTCTTTAAATACATCGATAAGAACAAATCGCACAACTTGAGCCATTCGATTGTGTCCAAGCGCTTTTACTTCATCGATGATCCTAACTATCTCTAATGCTGTGATATCTTTTAGTGACAATGTTCCACAATGCTGCTTGAATAAATTTAAGGGCTTTATTTTTTGTTTGTATGAATTTAATTTTAATTCACCTAAGTCAACACGTTCCTGCTGAATTTCTAGGTATCTATCAATCCAATTAGTAACACTAATACCTATTTTTTTGTTTTTAATTGTAGATAAGCGCTCATTGACGCTGAGTATTTGCTTTGTTTGTTGCTCCGCGATAACGGTGTTTGCTTGAGATGCCACTAATGCAGCTTCTTCGGCATCCGTGCCAAGGCTATGAAAGGTTCCAGTTAAGGGGTGTTTATATTGCCAATAGACTTTCCCATTCCGTTTATCAAGTTTTCGATATAGATTGGGAATTGTGATTTTATGAGAGCGTGGTCTTGCTGCCATCAGATAATATCCTTTTTAATTTGTCGCTGGCCCCATTCGGTAATTGTGGCTTTGAAACAATCCCAACCCATCGAGAATCACGATCTATTACCCATCTTTTACCCATTTTAAGGGCTGGCGGTACCATCATGTTCGCTTTTGCGTACTTTCTTAGCACTTGGGTGCTGGGAGCGCTTTCACCGAATTCTATTTTTGCCCACGCTTCTAGAGATACCATTCTAGACATAATCACCTCCACATCTGCCGCATACAGATTTAAAAATTAGATATCGTCGTTAACTGGTTTAATTAAGTGCTGGTGGATAATAGACACAATAGCGGCATTACCTTTATTGCTCATTGTTTCTAGATCTACCATTAAGTGTTTATATTTCATTGTTAGTCCTTGTTTATCTATAGGTGTATATTATTTAAATCCCAAGTTAGTAGTGTGGGCATTCGTGCAGGGAGAGCCTTAAATGAGACATAATAAAGAAAATACAAGTTGGGTAGATATTGTATCCTGCTTATTTAAAGGGCTCAGCTGCTTAGTAGGTGCTGCTGCTATAATTATGCTTTCCGTTTTGGTTCTCTTAGTGTTGTTTTATGGATTAAAGTAATCTTCACGATTAAAACAATTCATCAGCATTTTTTATTTATATTCTATAGTTAACCTGAACATTCCAAGTATTTGCTGTGTAGTCCTTGCCGATGCGCCCATGCGTCGGCTTTTTTTTTCTAACTACCTTGTTAAATTACAGTTACCAACTATGCTTAAAGTGCTTACACAGAGAAACTATAACATCCCTACACAACCCCTTGCCGTCCGCTCCGTGGCGGCATTTTTTTGTCTAATTATTCAAACATGAGAATTTTTCTCATTAAAACTTTTGGAAAAATCCATATTTAGTGTATTTTCTTATACGGAACGTATGTTCTGATTTTCCTTTGGCTTCTTGGCTACCAGCTCCGCCACGCTATTTCAAATCCATAACCCCTGTGGCGGCATTTTTTTGCTTTGCGTTGCATTCCTTCGATCCGTCAACCTAATCCCACATACACCAAGCACACTCACCATCAGCTTCTATTTCACCAGTGTGCCCGCAATTTTCACAAGTGACCTTATCCCCAGAATAAAGTCAGTCATCTTTCCCATTCTCAGTTTGTACTCGCGCTGATTCATGAGCGCATTTAGGGCACCCCCCAAGCATGGGATGTTATTTAAGGTTTTCATGGCAAATCCCTTAGTGACTCGTAAGTTAATTTCATTTCTTGATAAAGCTTTTTACCTTCACCAGCATCGTGAAGCGCTTTCCATTTATCCCAATTATCGATAACAGCAGACCACTGAGGTGAACATGCTTTCATTTCATGTAATTGGCTTGCTAGCTCTGGTACAGCCACCAGCAATCTAATGCAGCGGCCTAAATCGGCACCATCCAAAGGGTAATGATTTGGAGCGCTAAATTGACCAGAAAGAACTGAAGCCATGTATCTTGAGCTCGACCCTACATCATCACTAGCAAGCCATGCAGAAAGCCCCATACCTTCAGAAGCTTTAACAAGCGGCTTTTTAAATTCGTCACAAACCAATGTTGCAGCCTTAATAATGGCATTCATATAACGAGGTTCAGCAGGTATGCCGGGTATTTGTTTTTCTATTTCAGTAGAAATAACGGAAATTAAATCAATTTGGCTAAGTTGCATAATTTATACCCTCATTAATCCCAACCGTTGCTATAACAAATACCTTCTGGTGACTCATCCCACACCAAGAAACTCCCACCGTAATAAAGAGCTAAGACTAATTTATCGAAGCGTGAATATGCTTTAATTATTTTTTTGCCTAAAATTTTGTCTTCTACTCTTCCTGCGATTAACTCATATACATTATTACCATCCTGTAATAGAGGTTCGCTGTTATAACCCCCGGAACGTTGCATGCTGAAATGGAAGCCATAGTCACAGTTATATGCACTAACTGAATTAGACGAGTATCTTGATGTTGACCTTTCTTCTGGATGTATGCCAACTTGAATAAACCCATCATGCTCATCGTTAATAAAGACTTGTGGTGATTCCCACTGGTTTTCCATTGCTGATTCGTTATTATCCTCAATAAAAGCCTCCCACAAGTAAGATGCCTTTATGTATTTAGGGCACTCTTCTTCACTGGTGAAGTCTTTTACTAAAGAAATAATTTTTTCTTGTAAATCAGCTTCGATGCCTGAATTATCCCAAGAATTACGCAGTTTTTCTGTAACTAGTGTATTGTATTTTTTTAAGTCAACTACATCCTCTATGTTAGCTGGTAATGCCCCCTGCATTGCATTTTTAAATGCCTTACCAAAATCGCCATAGGAATAAAAAGCATCATCAACAACGCTTTTGAACAAGTTGGCAATACCCTTATCAATAATTTCTACGGCTTGTTCGCTATTTGCAAACTCAACACAACGTTGAGTTAATAATTCACTTAATGTTAATTCTTTAGACATAATTAATGCTCCACACAAAATTTAGATAATAAGAGTCCGTCTCTTAATAAAGAGAATTAAATTCCTTGGTATTGGCTAAAGGGTTATTCTGTTTTTTCTTTATATTTTAATAATTCAATTAACAAGTCGACAGTATTAGTAATGTGAAGCATGAACACTGCATTTATGTGTCTGTATCGATAGACTCTATCACCATCACACTCAATATCGTGAATTGGTTTAATGCTTTTAAATTGAAAGTTTTCATTTAATTTGAATTTAATATCTCTGGTGGATAACTCCATTAAATTCACTTTGAAATTATTAGATAGTGTTTCCGTTAACTCTTCCTTTATATAATCCAACTCAGCATCGTACTTTATAGACTCTGGTTTTTTATCAGCTTTACGTTGCAATAAATAAAAATTACCGGGAAAGATGTGGTATCCAAAACAATCATCTGGTGAACGGTCATCGATGTAATTAGTTAATCGAGTGGTAATGCCTTTCTTAACGCTATCAACATGGATTGTTTCTGTTTTTACTGAACCACAGGCTTTTACAAGGGCACCAACAAGCGCTTGACTATCTGATTTATTGGTAGTTGAAACGATAAGAAAACCTTTTTGTACATGATAAAGCGCAGTAATTACCTTCGTTTTAGTTAGTGCAACTTTCAACAGTTCAGCAAGTACACCAGTCTTGATGTCCCTTACTGAATATTCCTCAACATCTTGCTCTTGAAGCTTTGCAATACGCTTATTAACTTCAAAAGCAACAGCCGCCGCAGGCAATATTTTTTCATCAATGCGAAACTGTATAATAAAACCACTTTGAATTGGTGTGACTAATTCACCAGTGATTCTATTTGGAATAAAACCATTGCTGAAATAGTGTGATTCTAAAATATCAACGAATGGCAATTTTTTTAAATGCCCCTCTAGAACTTCGGCGCTGGGTAATTCAGCTTTAAATATAATTGCATTGGTAATTGGAAAACGTTTCATTTGCTAATCTCCGCATAATTATTAACTCCACACAATAAATAAGACCACTGACAAATAATGAATATATTTACCTAGTATGAACACTGAATATCAGTGGCCTTATGTATTATGAAAAAGGGCGGTGCGATACCGCCAAAAACTACAAGGGTCAATCACTAGCAGTGGCAATACTATTTTCAGCTAAGATACGCTGATAAATTTCTTCACGATGTACAGCAACATCTTTTGGGGCTTCAATACCAATCCGCACTTGGTTTCCCTTAAGACCCAAAACAGTAACTTTAATATCATCACCAATATTCAGAGTTTCACCGACTCGACGAGTTAAAATAAGCATTCCCATACTAAGCACTCCACACAATTGAATTCAGTTAAGCATTAATAATGACCCGGCAAAGTTCAGACTGTTCGAAAATTTGCTCATCGAGCTTTTCCAATTGGCGCTGCAGGTCGGCTTGCTTAGCTTTAAGTGCCGCCAGCTTTTGAAGTTCAGCGGCTTTCTCCATAATCCATGCCGCAGCATCTTCTTGCGACATAGCAACGCTAAAAGTGACGATTGGTTCATTTGAATTAGTTTGCATTGAGCACCTCCTAAGTTGTCTTAGATATAAACTAATTCAACTTAGGATTTGTGTCAATATAAAATCTAAGAAAACTTAGATTAAAATTAAGGAGGGAGGTTATAGCTCGTATTGAACACCGCGAACGAGGCCGACTATTTCGCAGTTACCGTTGATTGGGATGTTGTTATATCGAGGGTTTAGTGGCATTAAAAACTTGTTGGGGCCATCAACAACATAACGTTTTACTGTAACTTCATCAGAGCCTTGCAATCTAGCGACAACAAATTTACCACTGACAACCTCAGCTTCAGGATCAACTATAACTGTTGACCCTTCTGGGATTGACGGTAAGCCGTAAGGGTTTGTCATAGAATCGCCAATGACGCGCAGGGCGAATGATAGAGGTGATACTTTAAGGGTTGTCTCTATAAACTCTAAATCATCATCGTAGATCTGATTTGGTGCATAGTCAGTGAAGTTGCCAGCTTGGACATAAGATAAAATCGGCACTTTTTGGGCGTTCGTGATTATGTTGGATGCCTGCTTAGATGGAATACCATACAATATATACGCTTCAGTTGTATTGAAATATCTAGCTAATTTCAATAGAGCATCACTTCGCGGGGCATTTAGGTCTCTCTCCCAATATCCGACTGTAACATCAGACACGCCACAATACCGCCCAAGTTCTTTTTGGGTGGTTTTAGTGATGTCTCTCAAAGCTTTTATTCTGCTTCCGATGGTGTTTTCAGTTTTACTCATTCCTAAGTCCATTTCATACAAACCTAAGTTATCTTAGTTTTTATTGACCAAATATAAATTAACAATTAATATCTAACTTAACTTAGAAATCAGGAGGTGTTATGACTACAGAGCAGATCGAAAAATACTTCGGAACAACTAATAAAATTGCTGAGTTTTTTCGGATAAGCCCCGAAGCTTTTTACCAATGGAAAAAACGACCAAATCAACTAATTCCGAAAAATCGTGCCATGGAGGCTGATTACAGAACGAAAGGTGAATTGAGATTTAACCCAGAGCTTTACCAGAACAGTAGCAAAACCAACTAACCGAGTTAACTACCAACAAAACAACGGAATTGTAGATATGTGCAAACAAACATTAAAAGAAGTCGTGAAAGAGATGTGTAAGGCGTACCCCGGTGGTCGTTCAGCGATGGCTGGCGCATTGGGTATGACAGAAACCACGTTCAATAACAACTTGTATGAAAAAAACGGGTGTCGTTTTTTTGAGCGTGAAGAACTTGAGGCAATGGAGGATTTATCTAACACCTCATTTCTTGCTGGGTATTACGCAAACAGAAGAAATTTGCTGCTGGTGGAAAAGATAAGCCCAGAGGATTTAGACGAACCCGAATTATTTAAATTACAAACTCGAGCATCAACAACTCGCGGTGAGTTAGTTGTATTCATTGGTAAGGCATTGGAAGACGGTGTTGTTGATAGACATGAAGAAAAACAAATTCTGACCATGTTGGATAGGGCAATCGCAAGCACTAGAGGGGCTATCAATGCGCTCATTAAATTACATAAGAAAGGTTGACGCCCCAGATATGCGGTCCGAGGCGTCGGGTGCTAATAACAACTTGTGTGGAGTAACTAGCATGAGCAGTCAATCCGTAATAACCGTTTCGTCTATGAGATTAAATTACCAAATGGTTACCAAGAAACCAACTACCCATTTATGCAGTGGTTGGTAGATGAATTTAATGCCAATTGCGGGAGAGGGGATCATGTCCAATGAAGACGCCAATAATCTCAATCGCATTTATCTGGATAAGCGGGGTATCCGTGTTCGTGTCATACGTTATGACCGAGTCAAGCAGTGGGTCATTTTCATGCGTGACGGTTATGAACATGAATGCTTCGCCCCTTTGTACAGATTTAAAGCTGAATATACACGAGTCGAATAGGTAACAGCATGAGCGTAAAACTATCAAGTTATGTATGGGATGGCTGTGTTGCGATTATGGCCCGTCTTGCCGATTTTTCTAATGATGATGGAGTATGTTGGCCATCGGTACCGACAATTGCTCGGCAAATAGGCGCGGGTGAAAGTACAGTGCGTACGGCAATTAAAAACTTAGAGAAAGCGGGGTGGTTATCAAGCGAAAAGCGCCGTAAAGGTAACCGTAACGCAAGTAATATCTATCAATTGAATGTTGATAAATTAGCTTCAGCGGCAATGGCTGCACTTTCTCAACCATCAGCTTCTGATACGTCAAATCCTGACGCATCAAATTCTGTTGCATCAAAATCTGTCCCGTCAGAATCAAGCAAAAGTAACCGTTTTGACCCGCCAGAATCTGGGGGCGATCCGTCAGTAACTTCAATACATGATCCATCAGTAACTAACTCTTCGTCGCAGAATTCTAGCGAATCCAGCGACCAGTCAAAAATTGATTTTTTAAATCGTTACCCAGAGGCGGTGATTTACAGCGCTAACTTCCAGAAATGGGGCTCAAGCAATGACATCAAGTGCGCTGAATGGTTGTTTGACCGCAAATGCGAAGTTTTCAAAGACTTAGGGCTCAAAGCTCCTAAGGAGCCTAACTTCACCGATTGGGCTAACGAAGTTCGCCTGATGGTCAGTGTTGACGGGCATAGTCACAAAGAAATTTGCCAATTCTACAAGCGTGTTACCCAAGACGATTTCTGGAAGAAAAACGTTCAGTGCCCAAGAACACTGCGCAACCAATGGGATGACCTCGCATTGCGTTTATCTGGTGAGCAAAAAGTGAAAGTCGATGCAGTTGAGCGTGATGAAGCATTTACACGGATCATCGGTTCCCGTTCAAAACCTCAAAACCGCACTGAGGAAATCGCAAGTGAACTGGCGGGTAAATCAGGTGTTCGTCGCATGACTGATTTTGTAGGCCGTAAGGCATGGGCAGGCATTTGGCAGCAAGCGGCAGAGCAAGCAGCGAAAGAGGTGACAGCGTGATGCGTAGTGAATCTAAGGAAATTTACGGGGCTAACGTTTTTGGTTTAGTCGCCATGTTTCATCAATTGCGCCGCTGGTGGGCTATTCGTGAATTGCGTCGTCAGTGGAACCAAGATAGATATTTTTTAACGATATCTAGGAAATATAAGCACTTAAATTGCTTAGTTGATGGTTTCAGTGTTCAGCATCGCTATAAGCATGTTCGCTTATTCGCAGAGGTCTTCAAGCAAAAGGAGATTATCTAATGGCTGTTTATTCAAGTAATACCGCGCCCGAAGATAAAGATTGCTGGCAAACACCTCAGTGGCTATTTGAAGCTTTAACGCTTGAATTTGGTTTCTGGTTAGATGCTGCGGCAAATGAACAAAATGCCCTGTGTCCATACTTTCTCACCATAGAACAGAATGCATTGGAAATCGATTGGGTAAGTCGTGGCGCCATATGGTGTAACCCGCCTTATAGCAAGATTAAACCGTGGATCGCTAAAGCTGCGGAACAATGCACAAAGCAAAATCAGCCAATAGTTATGTTATTGCCAGCAGATAAATCAACATCCTGGTACTCATTGGCGCTAAAAAGTGTTGATGAAGTTCGAACTATTATCGATGGCCGTATTAATTTTGTTGATCCCAATACTGGAAAAGAGAAAAAGGGCAACAGTAAAGGATCAATTCTTCTTATCTGGCGTCCATTTGTAGAGCCAAAAGCAATTGGTACGCATGTCTCAAAAAATCGCTTAATGGAAATAGGCAAAGCAATTTTGGGGGTGGCAGCGTGAGAGTCGACACTTACCAACAGTGCATTGAAATAATTAAAGCGGGTCGTCAATTCGACACCTTTAGTACAAATCACCTCAAAAGCGTGTGTGGGTATCATAAATTATTATCCAGAAGAATGCTTGTCATCCTGATTGATCTTGGGTGCGTCAAATACCTTGGTGAAATGAAGAAGGAGGGTAAGGGGCAAGCAATGAGCCATTATCAAGTGACGCCATACACTATCACCAAACTAAAACAGTCAATTGAGAAAGAGAAACAAGAAAAAGAGCGCAAGCAGGCTATAAAAGCCAAGGCAAAGCTTAAATCGCAGCCACCAGCCGAGCCTAAAAAAGTGGATGAAATCAAGAAGTGCGAGCCTGAGTCTCAATTCGAGTGTGGGATTAAAGTTGTTGAAAAAGCTTACATAGGCGATATGGGAAACCAATCACTTAAACAGTTAGATCAGTTGCTGGCGGGGGTGAGGCCATGAGTGCAGATGACAATGTTATTCAATTCAAAGCGCCTAGTGATGCAATTCCCACTATCGACACGGAAGTAAAGGGAAGAAAAAGCAGACAGCAAATGTACTGTAAGCATCATTCACTAGTTATCGATGAAGAGAATAGAACAGTTGAATGCAACGATTGTGGCTGTGTTGTCGAGGCTTTCGATGTTCTGTTAGCTAGGGCGAATAATGCCGAGTCGGTAATCCGAGGTATGAGTGAATTACTTGATAAGCGTGACGAACTGCGCAAATCAGTCGATGGGCTTTTGAAGGAAGAAAAGAACACTAAAGCTAGATTACGTAACGCAAGAACAGATTTAGCGTTTATTGAAAATAAAAAGCTTCAGCATGAGGGAAAGGTTGGATGAAAAATAAAATGCCAGAAATTCAGCCTTGCCGTTATTGCAATAGCTCTGATACGACAGTTGAAAGTTATAGTTATAGAACATGGTTTTACGTTCGTTGTCACAGATGCGGTGCCAAAGGTCCCGATGTTAATGATAAACCGATGGCAGTGACTGTATGGAATAAGGGGGTAATTGGTGAGTAATAAAATATCTTTAATTTTACCTTTTCCACCTAGTGTTAATGCATGCTGGCGGAACATTAACGGCAAAACGTTAATCAGTGCAAAAGGGCGTGCATTCCGGGCTAGTGCAATAGCTGCTATTTATACCCAATTAAGACCAAGGCCTAGGGTAATTACTGAAAATGTATCCGTCATTGTGAAGATGTACCCACCCACTTATCACAGAAGGGATATTGATAACTATCTAAAAGCACCATTTGACGCCATCACCCATGCCAATATTTGGAAAGACGATGAGCAAGTTAAGCATGTTGATATCACTTGGTGTGAAGTAGTCAAAGGTGGTCGATTTGAAATTGAGATAAGGCCCCTCAATGCAGAATTGGAGAAAATATCATGAGCCACCAATGGATATTAAGCTCAATCATTATCCCTGAAGTTAAGGCTGTGATGTTTAGACCAGGAGCAAGCCTAAATTTGTTTAATGGCAGAATGCTGATCACGACATTACCTGATGAATTAAAACATCGACCGTCAGGCCTTATTTCTCTTCCTGACCAATACCTCAGCGACGAAGTTATTGATGAACGGGCATTAAAACCTGTATTAAATTTAACCATCAACCCCGAGCCACCAGCTAGCTTGATGTTAAAGCCAAAATTACAGCGTTGGATTAATGATAACTACCTGCAGTGGGTAAAATCACAGCCATGTTGTGTCTGTAATTCCATCGCGCACGAAGCACATCACCTAATCGGTCATGGTCAAGGTGGAATGGGCACTAAGGCCCATGATTTGTTCACTATCCCATTATGTCGCATTCACCACAGCGAGTTGCATAAGGATCCAAATGGATGGGAGAGGGAGCACGGTAGCCAGTTGGTTTTATTATTTAAATTTCTAGATCGCTCAATCGGTCTGGGTGTTTTCGGTTAACGTAGGGTGCGGCCTACTAAAGAGGTATTAAGTGATTTATCCATTAACGACAGGTAAAGGCGAAGAACATTTTAAATTACGCACACTGGAAAGCGTGTGGATCCGTGGGCGTTTAAAAATGTGGGGAAGATGGGCGGCATTTAGCAAGGTACCAGATGCAGCAGGCATGTTTAACCAGTTATTAGAAGAGCCAACAATTACCAAAAAAGCCTTAAAAGATGCAATGAAGAGAATGCGCACATCAGGACTATCCAAAGAAACGTTATTAATGTTTTTGGAAGAGTTTAAGGATAAAAAAGCACTCAGTAGCATGTGGTTCTGTTCGGATGCTGAAGGCGGCAAAATGGACAAGGTCATTTGTGAAGTTATGAAAGCTGATGCTGGTTTATTGAATATCCTAAAAGAGCATTATGTTTATAAAAAATCCAAGTATAAAATCGCGCAGGAGCTTTGTGAGCAAGATGGTCGTTATTGTTTGCGTACATATCAGGACAGAGTTAAGGCATGGATTAGTGTTGCTGAGTTTATGCTGTATCGCCCAATGTGCGATGAATTCGACCACAAGTATCATTACGGTGAATAAAGCTTGACTATTTTACCGATAAAGTTATAGTTTTCACATATGCTGCGCGAAGCTGTACACGCAAGGCAGGAAACGAATTTAAAGCCTCGCAATAGCGGGGCTTTTTGTTTAGTGACCATATATACTGGTTATAGCGAAATTCCAGAAAAAGACATGAAGCCAAGGGACATTAATCCGACGGTGATAAATGTAATACCTAGCCCTCTCAGCCCTTTAGGAATGTCTGAGTATTTCATTTTTTCTCTTAGGCCAGCCAATGCAACTATAGCTAAGAACCACCCAAATCCACATCCAGCACCATATACGATAGATTCACTAAATGTATAGTCTCTTTCTACCATAAAAATAGTAGCTCCAAAAATAGCACAATGAATGGTTAGCAAAGGGAGGAATACGCCAAGTGAATGGTATAGAGATGGTATGTATTTATCTAAAAACATTTCTAAAATTTGAACTAAAGCAGCTAAAACGGCAATAAAAGTAATAAAAGATAGGAAGGAAAGGTCTATTCCATTAACTATAGCGCCATCACGTAAAATATAATTGTAGATTAAATTATTGATAGGGGTGGCTATAGTTAATAGAACAACAACTGTGAGCCCTAGCTTAAATGATGTTTTTACCTCTTTAGATACGGCTAGAAAGGTACACATGCCGAGAAAGAAAGCTAATGCCATATTTTCAATGAAAGCGGCTTTTATGAATATGTTTAGATGATTTTCAATCATAACGTCTCCATTTTGTGTTAAACTCAATAATTCATAATTAAAACATAAAAATAAAAAAATATCTTTCACGGTTTTCACAAAAAGGAGCAGTGATGGAAATTAAAAGAGATGACATTGTTACTTTAATAAATCGACATTACCCTGAGTTAGCAAAAGATATTGAACATTTTGAAATTGAAACAACAGAAGAAACTTGCAGTGTTAGAATCTGGATGGTTAATGAAGAATTACCAAAGTATCTAATTTTTGATAAACATGAGGGCGAGTTGCATTTATCATATGGAATGTAATTCAAAAGCTCAGAGTGGCTATAATATCGGTAGCTTATAGAGCCTCACTTCGGTGTTTTTTTGTTGGCAAAGAAAGACCAACAGCAAGATATAAGTGTTGGTCTAAACGCTAAAGCAATGTGAGCAATGTCGTTATTGGAATAGTTGATTAAATTACTCAATCAGTTATTGAAAGATAATCATTCTCATCTGATAAGTCAGTAATTAAATTTACGCATTTATCCGTAAGATTTTGTGAATTTTAGGTAAAAAAAGCCACCTTCAGCAGAAGGTGGCGGCATAAACAAACCAATGGGAAAACCAAAGCCATAAATGAGGTCTACAATGCTTGATTGATTTTTATACCATTGACGCGACTTAAGGTAAATATATAAAGGCGATTCAGTTCACACAATGAAAACTCTATTTGTTAGCTTCTATCTTGCACATAGCAGCATTAAAGTGAGTAGGGTTTTCATTGTGAATATCGATTCTTATTATAGAATGCTATTTGGTAGTACGTAGGTAGTGATAAAGGAGCTATAAGTGTTTTTTTAGAGGGGAAAGATATTTTTCTGATATTTTTACTAATTTATTGCCCGGCTTTATTTCTGATTCAACAACGACAAGAATTCCTTTTTTAATTAACCTATTAGCAGCCTCTTTATAAAGGCGTATTTTTCTTTTTTTGTACTTGCCATGTAGGAAATAAATAAGCAGCGCCTTTTCTTGTTTATCTAGTTTCTTTATCTCTCTGCTTGCGGTGAAATGTTTAAACATAAAACTCATCAAAAATTGATACACTATCTCTCCTTGTTGCATTAGGTTTCGATGCCTGCCATTGTAACATAGCTTTGGATCATGATGTCTTTGAATATCAATTAGCTTTGATGGGCATCATAGTAAAATAGCAATTTACATAGGTTATTTGTACTTATCAGGATAGAAGCACACACGCCATGGGGAACCTGAATGCATACACTCTCAGCATATGCCTCCATAACACCTATAACAGCCTTATCGTTTCGATAATGTTTAATTGACGAATTGAACTTACCGCCCTCAATTAGTCTAAAATCTTACACAAATATTAATGTGAGGTATTAAATGAGGCTATTGATAATCGTTTTTTCGATAATGCTTTCTGCGTGCGTATCTTCTGAGCAAGATTTTAGCAAGGAAAGACCTAAAGATGACCCTTATGCTGATAGCACATTAAACAGTGTTAAGGATAGCCAGAGAGCAATAATAGACCAGAAGGCATATAATAGAAGGTATTAATTCAGTAGGTGAGAATCAATTAAGGGCTGCGCATTGCGTGGCCTTTTTCTATTTAAGAGAGGTAGTTATGAGTAATCAAAATGAAGGTGAATTTTCAGGCGTTGTTTTTGTTAATAGTGGTCCAAGTCTAGAAGAACGAGTAACAGCATTAGAAAAACAGCTCAATGACATGCAAGCGGCAATGAGCTGTGATATGGAACAAATCCGTCTTACTTCTGAAAATATGAATAAAGCTTTACAGCAACAATTAAAATCAATCGGGACGTTATGATTTTGGTAAGTATGAATCTAAGTATTTCAGTTGTTTCTCATGCATGATTTTATCTGTAAGGGATAATTCTTGCTTATTTTTTAATAATGATTGGGAGCCGTGTATTAATTCCTTAACCAACTCTTTATCTTCATTGGTAAAATATCTCATAATTAGAATACGTAGGATTGCACCCTGAACTTCAGATTTTGCGATTAAATCTAAGAACATATTCTCATAATTAGAAATTTGAGTGCTATTAGTGCTGTTTGATTCTGACATATATTCCTCACACCGAAGTTAATCAGCCATCACTTCGGTAAGTCACATAGGGCTGAGCCTCTAACTTATCTCAAATACTGATTAAATTCATTAATCTAAATCTAGCTGCCATTGCTGGTGGCTTTCTATTAACTAATTTCGGGCACTCCGTAGGGGGTGGTATATGCGTATGGACAAATTAACAACTGGCGCCTCCTATGCTGCCTCTACGGGTTCAACATTCTATTGGCTAAAACAATTGTTAGATGGTTTCTCATCTGAGCAGTGGGCAGCGATTGGGGTGTTGGGAAGCCTACTTTTAGGTGTGGCTACATTTTTGACAAATTTATATTTCAAGCGAAAAGAAGATAAACGCAAAGAGGCGGCTCATGCCAAAGATACCAAATAAAATAAAAATGGCCGCTGCAGCTGGTGGACTGATGACTTTAACTGTAGCAATGGTTACTGAGTTTGAAGGGTATGAGTCCAAACCTTACCGTGATGTAGTGGGAGTTCTTACCGTATGTTATGGACATACAGGTCCTGACATTATTCCCACAAAAACCTATACGAAAGCCGAGTGTAAAGCGCTATTAGAAAAAGACTTAGCAATTGTCGCTAAGGCTGTGAACCCTTTAATTAAAGTTGATATCCCTGATTACACAAGGGCGGCACTCTATTCATTTACTTATAACGTAGGAACAGGTGCTTTCTCACGTTCTACGCTACTTAAAAAACTCAACGCTGGTGACCAAGCTGGCGCATGCAATGAACTTAAACGCTGGATATATGCTGGGGGTAAGCCGTGGAAAGGGTTAATGACAAGACGAGAAGTAGAAAAAGCCGTATGCCTTGGCGAGTTCGCCTATGCATATCCGCTTTCATTATCGGGATCCCATTCTACTTGGCAGCTGGCGTATATGTACTCAGAGACGATACCTGCAGTATTGATAAGGTAAGTTTAGAAAAACGATGCCAAAAAGCCCTAGATCACTACCGAGGTAAGCAGGTGAACTTATGAAAATAGATAATTCATTCTGGTTATTTCTTATGGCTGTCGGCCTAGGCTTCTGGGCTGTTACTGAATATGAAAGCAATTCACTGCTGAAAGATGACAATTTTAAGAAAAGCAAAATCATTGCTACCCAGTCGCTTCAATTCAATCGGTTTAATCAAATAGCTACCACAGCTTATCGCCATGGCATTCAGAGTGAAGCCAAATCACAGGAGAAAGTCATTGAATATCGAGAAATACTCAAAAAAGAGCTTACTTGTGATTTGCCTGTGCCTCAGCCTATTGCTGATGGGTTGCTCAAGTACACCTACGAATTACGGTCAATGTACGCCGATCCCCAAAACACTAACGGAACCAGTGCTAGTACCACTACCACCAGCACTTTGACTTATTGCCAAGCGGTGCTATGGATTGCTCCGTTATTATCAGCACTTGATAAGGCTAATGAGCAATTAAAAGCCATCCGAGAGATTGAAGTAGCTGGAAATAATTTAAATCCACATTGAGACTAAAATTTATGTTAATACCAAAAAGTGTGCGCTCTTGCGAAAAAAATTAAATTAATAAAGACAATAACACTTAATAAGTATATAGAAAACTTTAAAAACATAGTCATTGTGTCTGGTTGTTTTTTATCTGCAGCAACAACTAACAGGATACAGATAAGAATTGGAGTAAATGTGAGAATTAATACAATTGGTTGGTCATATGTGTACATAAGATTAAGCGTTTATAGTAATAGCAACTTTGTAAGGTAGTTAAGCATAACCTGAGCAAGAAAGTAATACGGTACATTGAGGCGTGAAGAGCAAAAAAAAGCCTAGGCTAGGCACTAGGCTAAAGGTCTGATGTTTCTTATGAGAGAGGACACCTTATAATTATTTTACACAATAAAATTATTCATTTGTGCTATTGAGTTAGTACAGATTTTTAAAGTTAAATCAATTAACTGAGTGGTTTGTTATGGATATCAATGTTTATTTGGTATAACAGTTTAAATGACCTATCCATATCTAATATACTTCATGGGAATATTACAATTATCTTACCATTACAGTTAATGAATAATAACAATTGAAATTGTTTTAAGAATGAGTATGAGTCTCCAATTATGGGGCTTATTAATGGAGAAATACCATGGCAACACAAGGTTTCGATAAAACCGCTCAATTCCGTGATAGGTTGGATAAAAGTGTCCCGAAAGAATAAAAAAAAGCCTCAGTAAGCAGAGGCAAATAAGTGGAATGTTTATTACTCATTCTATGAATAACCCAAATGTCGTAAGGGCGTGCGCATAGTATCAACATAAGTTAAATAATCTAGGTGTAAATTGTTACAAAATACGAAGAAGACTATTGATTGATGAGTTTGATAACAAAAAAAGCCTACACAGCGGCAGGCTAAAGATGTTGCTTTATACAAATGAATATCAGCGTTAAGCCTAGCAGGTTATTTCAAATGCGCAATTATATTGGTGATTATCAAATGACATAAAAAAGCCCTCTACGGGAGGGCATATCTAATGGAAATGTATCTTTATAATTATTGTTATGGAGTGCTAGTTATCCATAACTAGCGGCGAGATAGTACCACTACTTATTATGTAATCCAAATCGGAGTACGACCATCAGCTAATCACTGGTGGCTTTTTCATTTATGGAGGTAGTCATTATTGTTGGTTGCAATATAATGATAAATAATAGTAACTTTGTAGATATTTGTATGAAGATGCGCCTAGAAGAACAAAAAAAGCCCAATTTAACTTGGGCTAAAAAAGCACACATATATTTAAAGTAAATAATCCATATAGCAATGGATGACGCATATTATACGCCAATAGTGAGTAGTCGTCTTTTCACCAACCTCTTAATATAACTCTGTTATGTCGATTTAGCTCACAATTATGAGCTAAGAAGCAAATAGAATGAAATAATTACAGTTGTGATTATTTCAGGTGAAAGCTTTATAGCTAAAAAAATAGCCCCAAGGCTGGGGCTTAAAGGGATGGTTCTTAGGGATATATATGAAAGTATAACTTAGCGATGTAATAACCATACCCTTCTCAACGTGATGTTGCGAAAGTAAAGTTAAATAATAGTTACATTTATTCAAGTTTTGTAATTTGTGGCATGTTTTTATTCTCGGTGCAGTAGATACATACGAACCAAATAGCGTGAGTTAGACGGTTAGTGATTTTTATATGTTTAAAAGAGTAGACTAAATTGACAAACATGGCCAAATAAGTATTACTGAGGTAGTTGTCGTTATTATGGAGTTTATTCTAAATTACCGAAGCGGCACTCGCCTAAGGGGATATTTATGCAATTTAGACTTGGAAAAATCACAATCGAACCAGAAGACGAACAAATAACTATACCGGTATACATCTATGAGGACGAAGAATTTATCACTGAAGCTCCTTTAGCTACCATCAGCTATCAAGCATCGTTTAATTCAAGTAAACCTATGGATGAGTACTTTGATGATGCAAAAGAACACGCAAAGAAGACAATCAAATTATTAAACTACTAAGTCCATCTTACTTAACGCCGCCAACCACCTTCGGGTGGTTTTTTATTATCTAGAGAAAGGAGATTAAGCCCATCAACGTGAATATGAGTTACTTGCGTAGTCGTGGTCTGGCAACAACCGTAACTTTGATAACGGCTCAGTTGATTTGCTGACTAAGGTTGATCCGTCTATCAGCGTATTCAAGAAGCTAAGAAGAAGTTATTCAATGATGAAGTAGCAGAATAACCAGTTTATAAGATTCTACAAACGTCATTCACTGGGTGGCGTTGATAGAGTTTTATATAGGTTTTCATGGTTTAGTTTCACAACGGATCCCGAAGATATATCGATATGTCCAGTTAAATATTCTGATTGAGGAAATTATGAGTGATGAAGCATTTGCTAGGCCATATCCACCTCATGAGTTTATCGAATCATTTTCTCCACATATAAAAATAACGCCTGCTCCTGAGGTTAATGAGTGGGTACAGCAACACCTACTTAACGATGACGGTGATATTCATAATCCTGATCATATGCACTTAATTGATGCAGATATTTGTTTTATGTGGGCCTCAAACTCATTTAGTAAGAAAGGTCGGTATGTGTTAGGTCAATGTGAAGAAGTCATGATGCGTGCTGGTGGCTGGCAGAAAGCCAGAATGGAACAACAAATGTATGAATGGTTTGGTCGCATACCTAAGTTTGTTATCACATTAGCGGCTGATTACTGCGCTCAATGTTCGGATGCCGAGTTTTGTGCATTGATTGAGCATGAGCTTTACCATATAGCACAAGACATGGATGAATTTGGCGCACCCAAGTTCACACAGGACGGTATGCCTAAGCTGAAATTAAGAGGGCATGATGTAGAAGAATTTGTCGGCGTTGTTCGTCGATATGGCGCTAGTGAAGAGGTTCAAGCAATCATTGATGCCGCAAGCGAAAAGCCAGAAGTGGCTAGGTTAAATATATCCAGAGCGTGCGGAACCTGTTTAATGAAACTGGCTTAAATTTTTGACTAGTTTTGACAGGTATTGATTATGGCAGCGTTAAAATCAGAGGTTAAAATTTATATTATTCAATCCCTTGCCTGCTATGACACTCCCTCTCAAGTGGTTGAGTCCGTCAAAAATGAATTTGGGTTAAAAGTGAGCCGCCAGCAAGTTGAATCTCATGACCCAACAAAGTCAAGTGGGCGTAAATTAGCGAAAAAGTGGGTAGAGCTTTTTAATGAAACCCGTGAACGATTCCAAACCGAAATAACAGACATCCCCATAGCGAATAAAGCCTACCGTTTGAGAATGCTAGACCGAATGGCGGTTAAAGCTGAGAGCATGCGTAATTTTGCGTTAACTGCACAATTGGCTGAACAAGCTGCAAAAGAGTGTGGGGATGTTTATACCAACAGACACAAGGTAGAGCAGAAAGTTGAGACGACGCACAACATTATGCCTGTTCCTGCTTGTGACAGCGTGGATGATTGGGAAAAAGTCGCACAACAGCAACAGGGCGGGGTATTAGGTGAATGAATTACAACGTAGTTTGGAAGCCTTTACCCGGTTCGCAGTCGTTATCCTTAAGTTGCCCATGCAACGAAATACTGTATGAAGGCACGCGAGGTCCCGGTAAAACAGCGGCACAACTTGCCCGTTTTAGGCGCAATGTGGGTATTGGCTATGGTTCATTTTGGCGCGGTATCATATTTGATACGGAATACAAAAACCTTGCTGACATCATCACGCAATCAAAACGTATGTATCGGTTGTTTAAAGATGGCGCTCGCTTTCTTGCTTCAGCCTCAGAATTGAGGTGGGTATGGCCCACAGGCGAAGAGCTACTATTTCGTTTTGGTAAAGAAGCGGATGATTATTGGGATTACCATGGCCAAGAGTTTCCCTTTATTGGCTTTAACGAATTAACCAAGCAAAAATCAGCCGATTTTTATGAAGCAATGTTCTCTTGTCGACGTTCATCATTTAGGCCAAAAGATTACCCCCTTGAAAATGGCACATTACTAAAGCCTATTCCGCTTGAGGTTTTCAGTACGACCAACCCGTTTGGTATTGGTCATACATGGGTGAAAAAGCGTTTTATCGAACCAAAGCCACGAGGAACGGTTATTCGGGAAACACAGAAAGTGTTTAACCCCCAAACTGAGCGTGACGAAGAAATCACATTAACTCGCGTCGCTATCCACGGTTCATTTAAAGAAAACCCGTACTTAGATCCCCAATACATCGCAACGCTCATGAGCATTAAAGATCCAAACCGCAAAAAGGCGTGGGTGGAAGGTTCTTGGGATGTGACGAGCGGTGGGCGTTTTGACCATCTTTGGAATGCAACACACCATGTGATTAAGCCGTTTCAGATCCCCGACAGTTGGATTGTTGACCGCTCACATGACTGGGGGGAGTCAAAGCCATTTTCTAACTTGTGGTGGGCACAATCGGATGGTACCGAAGCCACCTTACCTGATGGCCGTAAGTTTTGCCCACCAGCAGGGACGTTAATTTTGATTGGTGAATGGTATGGGTGCCCGCCTGATGAGCTCAACAAGGGGCTGAATATGTCATCAACCAATGTTGCGAAAGGCATTAAGTGGATTGATGAGCGCTTAGCGGGCTTAGATAGCGTTATCCCTAGCGAAATAATTCAAGACGGTATTACGCAGGGACAAATGAATATTATGCCCAATATCTGTAAAAAGGTGATTAAAGGTCCAGCAGATAACTCTATCTATACCCCTAATGATGATGAGGACTCCATTGCTCAAAAAATGGAAGCTCAAGGTGTTGAATGGATGAAAGCGAATAAAAACCCCGGTTCCCGTATTAACGGTGCATCACTTTTTGCCGATATGCTCGAGGCGGTGATTGAAGGTAAGAAAAAAGAGTCAGGCATACCAGAAAAAGCGGCATTTTATGTCTTTGACTATTGCCGAGGCTGGATCAGTCGAGTTCCTGTTTTAGTTCGAGACTCTAAAAACCCTGATGATGTAGATACCGAGCAAGAAGATCATGACTGGGATAGTACACGCTATCGTGTTCTCCATAAACCGAGTCGTCCAGCCTTTGGCATTAATTTAGGAACAACCTTCTAATGAGTATAAACAACGTTGATTTTACTCGCCCTGAATACAAAGCGGCTGCGCCTCAATGGAAGTTAGTCCGTGATGTGTGTCGAGGAGGTGAGGATATAAACACTTATTTGCCAGAACTTGTCGAGCAGGATGATGCCCGTAAAAAGAAACGTAACAAAGACTATCAAGACAGGGCCGTGTTTTACCCCATAACGGGCAATACCCGAAACGGGATGATAGGCATGGCGTTTAAAAAAGACCCCTTAGTTGCCGTTATCGAAAAGCTATCGTGTTTAAAAGACGATGCTGACGGGGCAGGTTCAAGTATCTATCAATTGGCTCAGTCTTCACTTGAGTCAGTATTAGAAGTCGGTCGGCATGGTCTGTACGTTGATTACAACAGCGATTCGAAACTCCCGTACATATTCCAATATCGTGCTGAAGACATCATTAACTGGCGTACCGCGCGCATCAATGGGCGCACGATGTTAACGCTGGTGGTATTGCGTGAAACTGTTGAGGAAGAGGACGGGTTTGGCTTTAAGGATGCAATTCAATACCGTGTATTAGCCATTGAAGACGGTCATTTTATTTGCCGTGTTTATCGCAAGGCGGCAGGGCAAAGTGTATTTCAAATCGATTCTGAGTACATGCCTGAGCGTGCAGGCAATGGTGTGTGGGATGAAATCCCGTTTACGTTTATTGGGGCGCAGAATAATGACCACACGATAGACGAGGCACCCTTATTGGGGCTGGCAAAGATTAACCTAGGGCATTATCGAAATTCGGCAGATTATGAGGACTCTGTCTTCTTTTGTGGACAAGTTCAGCCATACCTTGGTGGGTTAGATACCACGTGGCGGGATCATTTAGAGAAAACTGGGGTTATTGTGGGCTCTCGTTCACCTGTTATGCTGCCTAAAGACGGCTTTTTTGGTTATGCTCAAGCACAACCTAACATGTTGGCTAAAGAGGCGATGGACAGTAAGCGTGATTATATGGTTGCGCTGGGTGCTCAATTGGTTTCTGCGGATAGTAAGGTCAAAACGGTTATTCAGTCTGTCGGTGAACAGAATGCCCAAACTTCCATTCTGAGTATTTGCTGTTCAAACGTTTCTGATGCATTTAGTAAAGCGCTAATGTGGTGTGCTGAATACTTAGGTTTGGATACGACAGACATTTCGTTTGAGATTAACAAAGACCTCGTTAACCACATCGCGGACAGTGCGATGATCCGCGAAATAGTTTCCGCATGGCAATCCAGTGCAATACGTAAGTCTGACTTAGTCCGTAGTTTGCAAAAATACGATGTTATCGACCCTGCAGATGATATTGAAGTGGTGGTGGATGAACTGAATACCCAGCAGCCCACGATGGTAGGTGAAACGTGATATCCGTGAATACGCAGTTAATGGATGAGTTAATGGCTCATTCGCTCTTTTCAGGTCGATATTCCACCAGCGTCGCTAAACGTATGGTCAAGGTATTGAATGAGTTCGACGCTGAGCTCACGGCAACATTAATTACTGTGCTGGATGATGCTGACATTGATATCAATAGCTTTACGGTTAGGCGGTTGGAGTCATTGTTGTCCAGCGTCGAACGAATTAATGGTCAAGCAATAGAGCGGGCATTTGCGTTTTTATCGGATGAAATGAAGGCGTATGCTTTTCATGAAGTCAGTTTTTATCCTTCCTTGTTCAATGCACTGTTGCCCGATGCGATATTACGCCATTATCCCTTTATGGGGATCAGCGAGGAAATGTTATACGCCTCAGCGATGTCTCGACCTTTCCAAGGGAAGTTATTGTCTGAGTGGGCATCAGGGCTAGAAAAAGACCGTATGACCCGCATCAGCAATACCGTGCGTAATGGTTATCTCAATGGGGATAGCGCCGTTCAAATCGGGCGAAAAATTCGTGGTCATGCGAAGCAGAATTATAAAGACGGCGCATTACAGATGAGTCGTGCGAATGCCACCTCGCTTGCCAAAACAGCTATTAACCATGTGCAAGCCACTGCACGTGAACATTTAGTGGACGCTAATAAAGACATTATTGATTGCAAACAGTGGCTTTCAACATTAGATAACAAAACCTCTCATGATTGTATTGTGCGTGACAGGCTGAAATATACTTTAAACGGTCATCCGATTGGCCATAAGGTTCCCTATAAGCGCGGCCCCGGCAAAATCCATTGGGGATGCCGCTCAACCGAAACACTCATTCTTAAATCGTGGCGTGATTTAGGCATTGATGCGGATGAAATGGATGACGGGACACGTGCGTCAATGGATGGGCAAGTTCCCGCTAAAACGACGTATTTAGAGTGGATCCAAAGGCAGCCCGAATGGCGACAGCGACAAGTATTTGGTGAAGTACGGTTTAGGTTAATGAAAGAGGGCGGCATGGCCCCTTCTGAGTTTTATACCGATAAAGGCGAATTTATTCTGTTATCTGAATTAAAAGCGCTGGATGAACGCGCATTTAAAGAGGCGGGTTATAGCTAATCAATACACTATTTAACAAGGTCACTTCGGTGGCCTTTTTTTATACCTAAATTCAGCTGAGGGCTGAGCTAACTCAACGCGCTAGGCGCATTTAATCCCAAGGGGAATCACATGTTATTCATGAATATCGAACGCAAATACTATTCACAGGCGGGTGGCGAGGATAAAGGGGGCGGTGCTGGTGGTGTACCCGAAATCACACCTGAAATTCAAACCCTTATCGACCAGCAAGTGTCTGGATTAAAAGCCAAGAACACCGAGTTACTCGGCAAAATCAAAGAGCAGGGCGACAACCTAAAACGCTTTGATGGTATTGATCCCGACACGGTGAAAGGGATGCTTAAACGCTTTGAAAATGACGAAGAAGCCAAACTCATTGCCGATGGCAAGATTGATGAAGTCATTAATAAGCGTACCGAGCGTATGCGTGGCGATACAGATAAGCAATTAAAAGAGGCTAATACCCGAGTGGAAAAAGCAGAAGCTTTTGCCAATAAATTCCGCGCACGTGTGTTGGGCGATGAAATTCGTTCAGCGGCGGGTAAAGCGGGCGCATTAAGCAGCGCGCAAGAAGATTTAATTCTACGTGCCAAAGGCATTTTTCAAATCAACGACGAAGGTCAGGCCGTCGCTGTTGATGAAGATGGGAATCCAATCATGGGTAAAGATGGCCGAACACAGCTATCCCCTATTGAATGGATTGAATCCCTGAAAGAAAGCGCACCGCACTTATTCCCAGCAGCATCAGGTACAGACGCAGGGAAACATAAGCAAGGTGGCGCACACCTTAAACGTTCTCAAATGTCCGCCAGCGAAAAGGCTGAATATATTCGCCGCTATGGCCGTGACACCTATTTAAGACTTCCAAAAGAGTAAGGAAATATAAGTAATGGCTACGACAACTAATAGTGATTTAATGATTTATAACGACTTGGCACAAACCGCGTTCTTAGAGCGTCGCCAAGATAATTTAGCGGTATTCAATCAAGCATCGAATGGTGCCATTGTGCTGGATAACCTGTTAATTGAAGGCGATTTCCGTAAACGTGCTTTCTATCAGATCGGCGGCTCGATTGGGCATCGTGATGTTAACTCGACTGATAAAGTGGATAGTAAGAAAATTGGTGCAGGCGAGTCCATTGATGTTAAAGCACCATGGATGTATGGCCCTTATTCTACGACGGAAGAGGCATTTAAACGCCGTGGGCGCGATGTCTCTGAGTTCTCTGAGCTGGTGGGGGCTGATGCAGCGGACGCTTCACTGGAAGGTTACATCAAATACGCACTTTCTGCTTTGGGTGCAGCGATTGGTAATAATACCAAGATGGTGGTTTCAGCAGACATTGCCACTGATGGCAAGAAAACGCTTACACGTGGAATGCGCACCTTTGGTGACAAGTTTGGTCGCATCGCTCTTTGGGTTATGCACTCTGGAACCTACTTTGATATTGTTGATGAAGCTATCACCAGCAAAATTTATGAAGAAGCGGGCATTGTTGTTTATGGTGGTTTGCCAGGTACATTGGGCAAGCCTGTATTAGTGACCGATACCGCTCAAGCAGATGCTATATTTGGTCTGGTGCCAGGTGCAGTGAGTATCACTGAATCTCAAGAGCCGTCTTTCCGTTCCTACCCTATCAATGACAAGATGAACTTAGAGGTGGGCTACCGTGGTGAAGGTACCGTGAACGTGGGTGTTCTAGGCTATAGCTGGGATGAAACAAAAGGTGAAAACCCTGACCTGGCTAAGATTGGGACAAAAGGAAACTGGAAAAAGCATTTCACTAGCGACAAGTTAACCGCTGGCGTCATGATCAAGCTGACCGCTGAAGCGGGAAAGTAGCACTGTCAGCGGATAAAATGTCCGCTATCGCTGACAGTGCCGATGTTGTGACTGTTACACTCAATTATACCAAGGGAAGCTCGCCAGTTGAGGGTACTGCCGTTAATTGGTCAACAACGGGGGGTAATTTGAGTGTGACATCTTCTAAGACGGGCAAAGCGGGGGGCGCGACAGTGAAACTGACCTCGGATATCGAAGGTCAATTCATTGTCACTGCGGCAGCCGATGGAGTGGTTCAGTCAACGGATGAAATTACATTTACGGTTAAGTCACCTGAAAGTGGTGAATAACTTAAAGGGGTGTAATGCCCCTTTCTTATTTTGAGGGGCTTATGATTGATTCAGATAAAACCTCCCTGACCTTTAACAGCTATGCCAGCGTAGCGGATTTAAAGGCCTATGCTTCAGCAAGGCAGTTAACGCTTCCTAATGAGGGATTAGAAGGATTGCTCATTGTGGCCATGGACTATCTCGAATCCCAAAAGTGGTTAGGCAAGCGAACCGATGTTCATCAGCCGCTATCTTTTCCACGTACGGGATTAATTCGCGATGGTATTGCGGTTTCAAGTGAGAGTATCCCCCAGCAAGTTATCCAAGCCCAATGCCGCTTAGCGATTGAATCTCAAGAAAACGACCTGCAACCTACTTTAGGCGGGGAAATCATTGCAGAACGTATTGAGGGCGCTGTTGATTTGAAATACGCGGAAGGTACCAATACAGGCGCACCAAATTTTGCTTGGTTGAAAGGATTGTTATCGGGCTTGATTGATATCTCTGAGGGGTTCGCCATTAATACGTTTGCAATGAGGTAGCCATGAATATCTATCAGCGTGGTCACCACGCAGCGTTGCGAATGCTGAAGAAATACGGTGCTTCATACCCAGTTAAACGGGGTGGTAAACATTGGGTTGATGATGAGACGGGAAAAGAGCACCACGAGCCTGAAACTGAGTTTCTCGCCACAGGGGTTAAGGTGCAATACAAACCTCATGATATTGACGGGACGCTTATTCTGGCGACGGATATCAAAATGGTCTTTTCACCCGCCGCGGTTATTCAGAAAGGGGATCGAGTATTCGTTGACGGCGTGTGGTTGCGCGTACAAGAGCCCAACCCAATTAAACCTGCTGAACTCGTGATTTGCTATCAATCTCAATTGAGGGCGTGACATGTCACAATCATTTATGCGTTCAATTAACTTGTTTGTTGATAATGCCCAAGCAGATATGGAAGCGGTTGTTAAGAAAACGGGGTTTAAAATTTTGGCTCAGTTGGTTCAAATGTCACCTGTCGGTAATCCTGAACTCTGGGAAGTCAACCAGACGGCAGTCAGTTATAACCAAGCAGTATTTGAACACAATGAAGAACTTAGAAAAGACCCTAATAACCTTACTCCGAAGAAACGTCAGTTAAAAAAGCGCGTGCGTGTCAATGACTCCATGGATATCAAAGCCCCTCCGGGTTATACCGGTGGGCGTTTTCGGGGAAATTGGCAAGTGTCGTTTGAGACACCAGCAGACGGTGAGACAGGGCGAATTGATAAATCAGGTCGCATGACCGTCTCTATGGGAAATTACGTGCTTGAGCACTTCAAGGTAGGTATGAGTGCCATCTACTTTACCAATAATGTGCCCTATGCTTACCCATTAGAAATGGGCTATTCAAAGCAAGCCCCGAATGGCATGGTGGCTATCACTGCACAGAATGTGAGTCAGTTCTTTAGAGAGGCCATGGCTGAGGTGAAATCATGAAGCAATCCGAAATTAATCAGTCAATACGTGCGCTGGTGGCTCAGATTGCGAAGCAAGCGGGGTTAAAGGTGGCATGGCCTAATATGGCTTTTGATGAAATTAACTCCCCTTATCTGCAAGTGCATATTTTGCCAGCGACAACAGAGAATATGGGGCTAGCGCTCGATATGCCGATTTTAAAAGGGGGTCATTCAAATTAATATTGTGGGCAAGGTGGGGAGCGGTGACGAACAATTAAGCCTGATTGCGGATAACATTAAAACTCAGCTTGAAAACGGGCTCACACTGACCCAAACCCTTTATCTCAATAGTGAGCCAAATCAATTACCCCCTCTCGTGGGGGAGACTCACTACACCATTCCCATACGCACATCCTATCGATGTGATTCAGTTCGATAACACCGCCAACTGGCGGTTTTTTTATGCATAAATAAAGAGGTTCATTATGGCGGAATATAGCATTCCTAATGGTTCTACTGTTTCGGTTTCCAGTGGATATGGTGAAGCAATCGCGATTACTGCAGCATCGAATGCCAGTGAGGTTGTTCTTACTGTTGCAAGCGCGGGCGATATTAAAGCGGGTGATGTTGTGATTATCAGTGACAGCTGGAGTAATTTAAATGGCCCTAAACGGGTTAAAACGGTTGCAGCCAGCAATATCACCGTTGAAGGCTTTGACAGTACGGATAAATCTAAATATCCAGCAGAAGAAGCAATGGGCACTATCAAGAAGGTCACGGGTTGGACGCAAATCAAACGTGTGACGACGGTGGGCATTGAAGGGGGCGATCAGCAGTCCACCAGCATTCAGTTTCTTGAGGATGATCAGGCAATCAGCATTGACACCTTTAAGAACCCGTACATCATTACTTATACATTAGCCTATAACGCCGATGCTAAACATCATGCTTTATTACTGGGTTATGATGAGAGTAAATCGCTGGTGGCTGTGCGTTTTTATAATAAACGTGCTGAGCAAGATCGCTATTATTTGGCATCGACCTCGTATAAAGAAATCCCTGATACGGCGGTGAACGAAATTGAAACAACGACCGTTCGCTTCTCTTTGCGTTCTAAACAGTCTGTCTACGCCCACGCAAAGTAATCCCGGTATCTGAGCTCACAATTGATAAACCGATTGCCACAGGTGTTGTGGGAGAGGCGATTTTACTCAACCTCACCTTAACACCTGCTAATGCATCCAATCAGAATGCGACATGGAAGAGCTCTGATACCGCAAAAGCGACTGTGAATACCGCAGGTAAAGTCACACTGAAAGCCGCGGGCAAAGTGACTATCACTGCCACTGTTGACGATGTGATAGTCAATTCAGTTATTACAATTAATGAAAAGGCGAATAATGGCTAAGTTAACTTATAACCCAACACCAACATTTGAACACACCGTCAAAATCACAACACCTGACGGTAAACAAGGTGATTTACCGTTTGTATTCGTTCATAAAAAAATGAGTGAACTGGATGAGATGGGAAAAGGTGACGATCTAACCGATACAGGATTCTTGCTTCAAATTGCGAAAGGGTGGGGATTTAAAGATCGCGAGTTTAACCACGATAATGTGGCAGAATTTTTCGATAACTACCCGGGGGCAGCTTTCGAAATTTTTACTTCCTATCGCCAAGCGCTCTTAGGTATTCGGGAAAAAAACTCCTAGCGGTTGCGCAGGCACTTTATAGTAAGCCACTGTCAGCGATTGAATTAGATTTGCTGGGGGATCTTGATGATGATGACATTGAGGTTACCCCAGATATTGAAGCTTCAGTCACGCTATTTCAAGCGCTATCAACACAATGGCGGGTCAGTATGGACGGTCCTACTGGGATTGATTATACCGTTATCCCCATGCTGGCCAGTGCTTATGGTATTTGTGATCTGGCAACCGTGATTAAAGATATTCAATTGATGGAGTCAAAAGCTTTAGAATTGATCCATAAAAAATAGGGCGCCAATGCCCTAAATAATCAAAGCTGTTTATTTACACAGTTGTTTGTGCGGCGATATTTAACGTTTAGATTTGCATTGAGAAATAGCTTTCTATTGCAGCGCAAAGTGGAACGTGGCAATCTCGCGGGGCGCGAATTATACGTATGGCAATGTAAAATACAAGCAACGCTATTGACTTAATGTAACTTAACTTACATTATAACCTCAGTTGTTATATCAATTTGATAAAAATTCTATTTAATTTGAGGTGCGTATGCTTACTTGTTTTGATGTGGCTGATTACTTTTTATCACGCTGCGATGATGAAAGCGGCGATCTCATTTCCAATCTTAAATTACAAAAGCTAGTTTATTATGCGCAAGGTTTTTCGCTAGCTTTGCTAGATGAACCATTGTTTGATGAAAACATTGAAGCTTGGATGCACGGCCCTGTAGTTCCTCAGTTATATGCTAAGTATAAGAATTATGGGAGAGAACCTTTACCTTCACAGGGTTTTGATAAAAATAAATTCACAGAAGATCAATTGGACCTATTAGAAGAGGTCTACAATGTATATGGTCAGTTTTCTGCTTGGAAACTTAGAAATATGACTCATGATGAGTCACCATGGGCTGATACATACATTGATGGAGCAGGGCCAATTAGCATTCCAAATGATAGAATGAAAACCTTCTTCAAGACCCTCATTGTTTAATGATACGCAATGGCAAAGGGTAAAAATAAATTCAGAGGTAAGATAGCCAAACCGCCCAGTGAAGAATCTGGGCGTATTGGTCTAAGTAAACCAAGCAAAGACGACCTGCCAGAAAATAATCCTCCAGTATTTTCATTACGATACCTTCAGAAGGGGTATTGTCTAGATTGCTGTCAAAAAGATGAAAAAGCAGCTTTAGCCGATAAGTTATTCACATTAAGCAAGCTATCATGGTCCGAAATCAAAGGGCTGCCAAGGCATGGGCTGGGGTTCGAAAAAATAAAGAGTAGCAGCATTAACGCTTCGATTCCCAAGCATATTACTGATGATGTTGATTTGATAGCTTTCAGATTTTTCGGTATGAGTCCCATGGTTGGTTACAGGAATGAGTCAACATTTTTTATTGTATGGCTAGATAGAGCATTTACTTTATACGACCATTAACCCACTTCGGTGGGTTTTTTATTGCTGGAATATATTTGATGACTTAGTATTGATAACTAAAGTCAAATGGAGATATCAATGAAAAAGGTCATATTTGCTAGCGTAATTGCTTTATGTAGCTTTTCGGCGTTATCAGCAACAACATATAGCTTAGAACAATTGAGTGAAATTTCCGAAAAAGGAAAAACGCCGAATACATTAGCCTATAAAGAAATCTTAGAAATTAAAAATATGAATAGCTTTGAAGCTTGCACTGATTGGCTTGATGAGCAGTTGCATCCATATGCTGATTTTCCTCAGCGGGTTGAAGTTGATAAATCACCAAAACAGTACGGAGTGCGAGTTTTTACTGAAGATAAAACACTAACCTTTAATTGCGTAAATTATGGTGGAATGGATGGTATATCAGGCGCAATAAGTGAAGCTCTTTATCAGTAATTTTTCTTAATTTGGTTTTTATTGTTTATCAATTAACATTAGCTTAACATGGGCTTGTCTTAAGCTAAATGTTGGGCTGATTATGAATAAATCACTGATGTTTGTAGCGCTTTTATGTTGTAGTTTTATTGTAATTTCTAAGCCTGTTTATACTGCTGATGAACTTCACGACATGGTTCTTTCTGGCACTACCCCTGAAACGTTCAATTCTCACTTGGTGTACGATTCTACAGGGGGAGTCACATTCAATAAATGTGTATCAACGATGAGAAAATTACTGAGTGATTTCGGGGGCTACCCATCAGTAATCGAAAGAAATAGCTTTGGTGTGTTTCGAGCTAAGCTTTGGGCTAGTGATGGGCTATATGAGCTTAACTGTGTCGAAGCAAATGATAGTGTTATCGCTGAGCAGTATAAAGCAGAGTACAAATAGCTAACGCCATACGACTAAGCTAACATTGCAGTGGTTAATTGATGGAATTGAAAGTTTTTAGTGTGCTAAACAATCAGGGCTGTTTATTTGTACATGGTTTATAACGAGGTTAATATGGATCACGCATTGCGAAAGCCCGGTCGATTAAACATACCTGCTCGTGACAAAAGTAAAATTGCAACACCAAGATCTGCGATGAGCGAGCAAGGAAATCATGATAATCAAATCAAGAATGCCTTTTACTTTGGTTTCATTCGTTATGAAAAAGCCATGGGAAAATTAGCTAGCAACTAAAGAACACTGCTCGATATTCAGAGTTAAATCAGATTAGCCCACTTCGGTGGGTTTTTTATTGCCTGAAACTCACATATGGAGTAAATTTCAATCACCTGATTTAACGGATGGTGACTTGATGTGTACGCTAAAATTTTTAGATTACTCTGTGGATTGCTATTGATGTTGTTTGCATTTTTGATCGGGGTGGCGATAAGTATCAGTAAAAAACCAACGATTATTGATGGAGCGAAAATAATGGTGGCTGATTTTATGTATCAGCCGCAAGCTGCTGATTTTAAAGATGTTGAGTTTAATTCTATCGCCTCAAAAATGGCAAGTAATGTTATAGGTAACGTATGTGGAAAAGTTTTTACATTTAAAGACGATGCTCCTTATAAGTATAAAAGGTTTATAGTTCAAGTAGCGGAAGATAAAAATAGTAATAATATTTTTTCTTTCCCTTTATTCGACTTTGAAGGTGAAATGATACCAGAGCCTGACTTCCAGAAGATATGGGATGAGAGGTGTAACTAGACCTGCTACGGCAGGTTTTTTTGTTTGCTTCAATTTGCATCCTCGCTAAGCTAACATTACTGAAACTACTTGATGAGATGGCGTGATGAGAAAACTATTACTAGGATTTTTACTTTGTTCGATTGGGTTTGGGGCTGTTGCTGACTGGAAGTATTCTGAGAAAGTTGATGAAATGCGAGGAACTACTCAATACTTTGCAAGTTTAGCACCTGAAAAAGAAAACGAAGGTGTGAAGTTAATAATTAAAGCTGAAAGCCAAAATAATCAAGAGGTGTATGATTTCCATTTTGAACTAGAAGGTGGTGACTTTGATTGCAAATTGGGTAAGCTGTGTTCAGGACTTATAAAGATTAATAATCATAAAATCAAAGAGCTGCTTGTTGAAGTTGATAAAGTTCGACAATCTGAGGCTTCAATAATTGGCGCTTTTAAATTTGCAAATGATTTAGCCGATTCACGAACTATCTACATAGAAGTCCCTGTATTTGGCAAAGGCATGATGCAATTTAAGTACGAACCCAATAAACTAAAATGGTTGATGTAACAATCATCCACAGTCACACATAACCACCTTCGGGTGGTTTTTTTGTACCCGAGGAAAGTTATGACACAAGAAATAGCCAGTATTTCATTTAAGGTCAGCACTAGCGAACTCGAAAAAGGTTCTAAAGCGCTAAATGATTTACAACAAGCTGCCAGCAGGACAGATCAATCCGTTGATGAGTTAAATAGCACGTTTAAACAGTCTGAACCAGCACACAAGGCAGCAGCCCATTCTATTTCTGAGTTAACCAAAATACAAAGAGAAACGGTTATCTCTGTTGATAACATGAATGCGAAGTTCAAGGAAAATGCCTCATCACTGCGAGACCAAATTCTATCCATAAAGAAAGCGGGTGATGCGAGCAATCAATTTGCAGAAATCCTGAAAAAACTGAATAGCCAGTATGAAAGTGGAAGAATTAGCGGCGTACATTTTTCCATACTTGAAAATCAGATTAAAAAAGCGGTAAGAGAGACGGAATCAGGTAATACAAAAGTTGCTGACTCGTTCGCGAGGCAAATTGAAAGTATTGAAAAAGTATCGGGTTCAACAGCAAAACTGACCGCAATCAGAGAGAATCTGACCCAAGTATACCAAAAAGGCAATATTGATACCGAGCGGTATCAGGCATTACTTGAAGATATCACCAATCGTACCAGTGGATTATCTGTCGCTGAAAAAGAGCTTTCTGTTTTAAAGGATTCCTTTCTACGAAAAATGCATGAGCAAGTTTTTCTGTATGGTGCCAGTAAAACAGAAATGTTGTCGTACAAAGCTGCTCAGATGGGGATTTCAAAAGAAGCTGCTCCCATCATTACCCAGATGAAAAAGCAGGAAGAACGCACGGCAAGGCTGGCTTCCGAGCAAAAACAAGCAGCTCAAGCGGCAAGAGAGTTAGCCAGAGAGCAACAAATAGCCGCGGCCACAGAAGCGAGGGAGGCTCAAGCCAAAGAAAGCTTTATTCAAGCGTTAAAAAATGAAGCGGACGCAATAGGTAAAACAAAATCTGAATTGCTGCAAATGAAAGCGGCTCAATTAGGTGTGAGCCAACAGGCAGAACCGTATTTAGCGAAGTTAAAGCAGCAAGATCAGGCCTACCGCAATGGTGCTATTACATTAGGGCAGTATCGTAATGCTATGCGTCAATTGCCAATGCAAATGACTGATATTGTGACCTCTTTGGCTTCAGGCATGCCTATTTGGTTGGTCATGGTTCAGCAAGGTGGGCAAATAAAAGATTCCTTTGGTGGCGTTGGAAATTCATTCAAAGCGGTGTTGTCATTAATTACACCAATGCGCATTGCGATGTTTGGGCTGGTGGGCACAGCAGGCGCACTGGCGATAGCTACCTATAAAGGATCCCAAGAATTCACTGAGTACAATAAGCAACTTATTTTAACGGGGAGCTATGCAGGAAAAACAGCTTCGCAACTTGATTCATTGGCTAAGCAGCTTTCTGGTAATGGCATTACGCAATATCGTATGGCCGATGCGTTAGCGAAAGTGGTGGGTTCTGGTGCATTCTCAGGCAATCAAGTCGGTATTGTTGCTGATATTTCTGCAAAGATGGAAAAAGCAGTCGGGCAGGATATCGATAAAACGATTGAGCACTTTAAACGTCTTAAAGATGATCCAGTTAAAGCGGTAACAGAGTTAAATAACTCGTTGCATTTTTTAACCGCTAAGCAGTATGAGCAAATTGCGGCAGCAGAAGCGCAAGGCCGCACGGAAAAAGCGGCTGAACTTGCAACTAAAGCCTATGCCGAGGCAATGAATCAGCGCTCAATGTCTATCGTGGATAACCTTGGTACTTTAGCGCGTGCGTGGAATTGGATTGAGAACGCAGCGACTAAAGGCTGGGATGCTATGCTAGGTGTGGGTAGAAACCCTGGTCTTGCACTCGAAAGGCAGACCGCTTTTACTGAATTACAAGAAGCGCAAAAAGAGTACAAAAGGCGAGCTCTAAATTTAAGCTATAGCGAAGGATACAAAGGAGATAATCCGAGCATAAGGAGAGATGCAGAGCGTTTAAAAGAAGCGGAGCGTGAAGTTGAACTCAAAAAACAAGCCTACGAGCTTGTAGATAAAGCGGTGGCTGCAGAAGGACTCAAAGCTGAGCGAGAGCGGTTATCTAAAGCAGATCAAGAACGAGCCATTAAAAACCAAGAGACGTTTAATAAGCTTGTTGAAAGTGGATTAACTCCAGCAGAAAAGAGAGCTAAAATAGAGAAAGAGCTTAATAAATTAATACAGCAGAATAAACAACTAGCTAAAGAAGGTGTTACAACACTCTGGAAGCAAAGTGATATTGATACCGCAAGAAAGGGTATTGAGGAACAATTCAAGGATAAGCGTGTTCCAAAAGGTAAGGAATACCGCCCTGATTATGGCACCCGCCACGATGAAGATCTCCAAAAGCAGTTTTTAGCACTTGAGGCGCAAACAAAAGTGGCTCGTGATTTCTCACAAACAGGTGACCGCATTGTGAGTAACGAACGTAAGCAACTTATGCTTACTGAGGCACAATTCACTATCTTGGATAGGATTGTTAAAAAAGGTGAGCGTCAATTAACGACAGATGAAAAATCACTGTTAATGAGACGTGAGTCTATTTTGTCTGGTCAGCGTGAACTTGCAGTAAAAGGTGATGCTTTAGAAAAGCAAAACCGTGAAAACAAGCTGCTTGAGGAAAGAGCCAAGCGTATTAAAGAGATTGAGAATCGTATTCAGGCTTTAAAAGGCAGCGCAGGATTAACCGATAGACAATACCAGCGTAATATTGCATTAGAAAAGGCGGATTCACCTGAGCAAAAAGCCAAGTTAGAAGAGTTTTACCGTGAGGAAGATGAGCTTCGGGGAAACTGGCGTGACGGTATCAAAAAGGGCTTTGCGGAGTTTGAAGAAGACGCAACCAACACTTATGGAAAAGTCGCTCAAGCCTCGCAGTTTGCTTTTGTTGGGATGACTAATTCTCTCACGGATTGGGCTATGACAGGCAAGGCTAATTTTGGTGATTTTGGGCGTTCGTTTGCTCGGATGGTTACCGATATGCTGATAAAGGCTGCAGCACTAAAGGCGATGACAGCAGCATTTGGTGGTACTAGCTTTGGTAACTTCTTAGGTATTAAGCCGGGCTTTGCGCGTGGTGGTTTTACTGGATCAGGTGACAAGTACGAACCAGCAGGCGTTGTCCATAAAGGTGAGTTTGTTTTCACAAAAGAAGCCACAAGTCGTTTAGGTATTACCTCGCTAATGTCATTAATGAAAAGTGCCGAAAAGGGCTATGCTTCTGGTGGGTACGTTGGAAACAATCATCCTATGGCGAATGTACCTGTTCAGCGTATGTATGGAATGCAACCTGCTGGCGGACCTCAAGTCCATATTAGCATGGGGGACTTTAATTTTGGTAACTCTCAGCAGCAAGCCTCATCAAGTCAAATCAGTAATGGTGCCGTGGTGCGCGAATTCGAACAAATGGTAGAAACGGGTGTTAATAAACTGCTTCGAAATCCAGCATCAAATTTATATCGAAAGATTAACGGTAAATAACAGCCACCAGCAGGTGGCTTTTTTATAGGTAAAACCATGGCTGAAGTATTTAAATGGCGCACTCAAATACAGGAGACGCCAACAGGCGAGTTTCGCCACCGAGTAAAAGAAGTTGAGTTTGGTGATGGTTACAAACAGGTTTCTGGCGATGGTATTAACACTGAATCTCAGTCATGGCCATTTACTTATACGGGGCAAAAAACAGAAGTTATGCCCATTTTTGCTTTCATTCGGCGGCATGCGACAAAATCATTTATATGGACCCCCCCTTTTGGGGAGAAGGGGCTGTATCGAGTAAAGGCCGACTCCATCACATTGAAACCTATTGGTGGCAGCATGATCACTATCACAGCAACATTTGAACAGGCATTTAGCGCATGAATATAACATCAGACATTCAAAAACTAGAGCCGGGTAATAAAGTTCAATTAATAGAAGTTGATGGTAGTGAATTTGATGCACCTATTCTTCGCTTTCACTCCTACAATATCCCTCATACACCAGAAGAAATTGATGCCGCTGGGGATAACATAAAACCCAAGCCAATTTGGTGGCAAGGTAACGAATATGGCGCATGGCCTTATGAATTAGATGGGATGGCAAAAAATAGTGACGGGAGCCCGGCAAGGCCAACACTGAGAGTGTCTAATATTGATGGATTAATTTCATCTCTGTGTTTGCGTTTTGACGATATGGCACAAGCGAAAGTCACTATTTATGAAACTTTTTCGCATTACCTTGATGCAAAAAACTTTCCAGACGGGAACGCCATGGCTAATGCTGATGAGTTCTTTTCTCAAGTTTATTACATTGACCAGAAAATTAGTGAAGTTGCTGGTGGATCCGTTGGGTTTGAACTATCGAGTCCATTCGATTTGCAAGGGATGATGATACCCGTTCGCCAGATACATAACCTGTGTTACTGGTGTATGAAAGGCGATTATCGGAGCGGTCGAGGGTGTAACTATACGGGCAATAAGTACTTCAATGAACGGGGTGAGCCTGTCGATGATCCATCGTTAGATAAATGCGGTGGGCTTATCAGTGATTGTAAAAAACGTTTTGGTGAGAATGAGCCTTTGGACTTTGGAGGGTTCCCTGCAGCAGGATTAATACGATGATCACAAAGAAATTAACCGAGGCGATATTTCAGCATGTACAAGCGGAATATCCCAAAGAGGCCTGTGGTGTTATTTGCCAAAAAAGCCGAGTCAAAAAATACTTCCCCTGCAGTAACCTTTCCGATAACCCCAACGAACATTTTGAACTTTCTCCAGAAGACTATGCTGTTGCTGAAGATTGGGGGGATCCTATTGCAATTGTGCATAGTCACTGTGGTGATGGTGTGACGACTCAACCCTCTGAAATCGATAAGCTACAGTGTGATGCCATGGGGTTACCGTGGATTATCGCATCATGGCCAGAAGGTGATATTCGACTCATTCAGCCTCGAGCAGAGCGTGAGCTAGAAGGACGTCCCTTTGTGCTGGGTCATGCGGATTGTTGGTCTTTAATTATGGACTACTACCGACAGGCTCACGGCATTGAGCTGCATAACTACAGCGTCGATAGGCACTGGTGGGAAGAAGGTGAAAACTTGTATATGGATAATTACCAGAAAGCGGGTTTTGTCGACGCCACTGATGAGCCTAAAGAAGGTGACATGGTAATTATGCAAGTGCAAGCCGATGTGCCTAACCATGCAGGGATAATCGTCGACGGCATGTTACTTCATCATCTATATGGCCAACTGAGTCGACTTGTTCCCTACAGCGATTATTGGCGTGATCGGACGGTTAAAATTGTTCGGAGGAAAGAATTGGCATGAGTGAACTTAAAACTATTCGTCTTCATGGTCAACTCGGTACCCAGTTTGGGCGAGAGCATAAATTAGCGATTGATTCCCCTCGTGAAGCCATAAAAGCATTATCTGTGCTCTATGAAGGTTTTGAGCAGTTTCTGGCTAATGCACACCTTAAAGGGCTGGAATTTGCCGTATTTAAAGGTAAGCGCAATATTGCTGAGGATGAGCTACATCTTGATACCTGCGAAGATATTCGCATCGTACCCGTGATTAAAGGGAGTAAACGAGGGGGATTTTTCCAAACTATTTTAGGGGTGGCTATGATTGGTGCCGCTATGATGATGGGGCCTGCTGGTTGGGCAGCATTTGGTGCTGGCGGTTTTGCGGGTGGCGCACTCGCTCTGGCTGGGGCGGCAACGGCGATTGGTGGCGTAATGCAAATGTTGTCTCCTCAGCCAAGCGGAATATCAATGCGTCAAGATGCGGATAATAAACCATCGTATGCTTTTGGTGGCGCAGTCAATACCACAGCCCAAGGCAATCCAGTACCACTACTTTACGGGCTCGGTCGTCGCGAAATCGGCGGCGCAATTATCTCCGCAGGAATATACACGGAGGATCAGCAATGACATTCATTGTTCGCAGTCGAGTTGATTTCGCTGCTGAAGGTTGTGATTGGGAAAAACCACACAGGGATAAGCGTGAAAAAGTTCACTGTTGGCGAAACTATGCACCACTTGAATTGCAGCAAATGTAGCACACATTCACGGATGAACAAAAGAAAACGATATTCTATGCTCTTAATTTAGTTGCGGGCGATGAGCACTGAGAATAACACAACAGTAATTCAACTTAACCACCTACGGGTGGTTTTTTTATGGGTGAAATATGAGAATTCAAGGCGCGAAAGGTGGGAGTTCCAAACCTCGGACACCCGTAGAGCAAAAAGACAGCCTATTAGCAGAATCAACGGCAAAGTTACTGCTTGCTATTTCTGAAGGGGAAATAGCTGGTGGGTTAGATGATACGTGTATTTTTCTTGATGATACCCCAATCGGTAATGCTGATGGCTCTAAAAACTTTGACGGTGTGACGTGGGAATTTCGTGCCGGTAGTGAACATCAGGAATATATTCAAGGTATCCCTTCCGTTGATAATGAAATTGCGGTGGGGATGGAGTTAAAAGACGACCAGCCATATGTAAGAACGGTCAATAACCCCCAGTTATCGGCGATCCGCATTCGCTTGTCTGTGCCTCAATTTCTCCAGCAACACGATAACGGTGACACCACAGGTTATCGTGTCGATTATGTCATTGAGCTTTCCACGGATGGGGCTGGCTATAAAGACGTGGTTAAATCTTCCTTTGATGGTAAGACCACCAGCGAGTACCCAAGAACGCACCGCATTGATTTACCCAAGGCTTCTACAGGTTGGCAAGTTCGTGTTCGCCGTTTAACGAAAAACCAGAATAATGCACGTATTGCGGATCGAATTAATATCGCCGCGATTGCGGAAGTGATAGACGCCAAATTGCGGTACCCAAATACGGCTCTGTTATTCATTACTTTTAATGCCCGTCAATTTAATAACCGTATTCCTAAAGTCAGTGTGCGCCCACAAGGGGGCTTGTTGATTAAGGTACCAACAAATTATGACCCCATTAATCGGACCTATTCGGGTGTGTGGGATGGAACGTTTAAACTGGCTGCAACGAATAACCCAGCATGGGTATTTTATGACTTGGTACTTAATAACCGTTACGGCTGTGGTGACCGCATCAAGGCGTCACAAATTGATAAATGGGATTTGTATAAAATTGCACAATATTGTGACGAATTAGTCCCAGATGGACATGGCGGTGATGGTAAAGAGCCCCGTTTCTTGTGTGATGTGTATATTCAATCGCAAGAGTCGGCTTATACCGTCCTGCGTGATATTGCGGCGATTTTCCGTGGCATGACGTTCTGGGCAGACAATAAAGTCAAAGCGGTTGCTGATATGCCTGCCAGTATTTTCCGTACTTTTACCAATGCGAATATTGTGGGCGGTAAACCCTCTTATTCAGGCGGCAGTACTCAGAATCGCTATACACAAGCACTGGTTTCTTTTACGGATATTAATAACCACAGCAATGATGATATTGAGCCCGTAGTCGATTTAAAGCTTCAGCGACGTTACAAGACTGTGCGTAAGGTGGAGTTATCCGCTATTGGGTGTACTCGTCGAACTGAAGCCAATCGTCGTGGACGCTGGGCGTTATTAACCAATGCCAATGATCGCATGATTTCCTTTGCGACAGGCTTAGAGGGGGCAATACCGTCTCCTGGTCATATTATTGCAGTGGCTGATTCATCTCTTGCTGGCCGCAATACAGGTGGTCGTATTTCATTAGTCGAGGGCCGTAAAATTACCCTCGACAGAACGACCTCAATTAAAGCGGGTGATCGCTTAATTGTGAATTTACCTAGTGGTGGCTCTGAGGGGCGAACAGTTACGGCCGTAAATAAAAAGGTGGTGACGGTTTCTGTTGAATATTCACAAGTACCCCAAAAGGAAGCTGTGTGGGTGGTGGATTCTGACGACTTAGCCGTTCAACTGTATCGGGTCATTAATATCAGTGACAATGCTGATAATACCTACACCATCAACGGTACCATTCATAACCCTGACAATTATGACCACATTGATTCAGGGGCGCGTATTGATGAACGGCCAATTACGGTTATTCCTCCCAATGTGCAGCCAGCACCTAAAAACGTGCGTATTTCCTCATATTCTCAAGTAGATCAAGGTATTGCATTCACCACATTGCGTGTTGATTGGGAAGCCGCTGAGAGTGCGATTGCGTATGAAGCTGAATGGCGCCGTGACAATGGTAACTGGATAAATGCCCCACGCACATCGACGCTGGGTTTTGAGGTCAATGGTATTTATGCCGGGCGTTATCAAGTTCGCGTGCGGGCGATTAATGCGTCTGAAATTTCCAGTGTGTGGGCCAGTGCGGAAGAAACCCAACTCAATGGCAAAGAGGGTAATCCACCGAAACCATTAAACCTGCGTGCGGCCTCGGAGGTTTGGGGTATCACATTGGACTGGGGCTTTGATGTAAATACCAGCGATTCTCTTAAAACAGAGCTGCAGTATTCCTCCGAAAACACCTCTGATTCTATGCAGTTGCTGGCGGATGTGCCTTATCCCCTGAAATCTTATCGCATGTCTGGTCTTAAAGCGGGCGTTCGTTTCTATTTTCGTGCAAGGTTGGTGGATAAAAGTGGGAACCAGTCAGAATGGACAAGCCTTGTCCTAGGTGAATCATCAACAGATGTTGAGGGTATTCTAGAGGCGGTTGGCGATAAGTTTCTCAGCACTGAAGCAGGGCAAGAGTTACAAAAGCAAATCGACTTCAACAAAGACCACATCGAGGATCTAACGCTAGAACAGCTTGAAATTAAGCATGACATTGTTGATATCGATAGCAAGACAATTGACTTAAATAACAAAGTTATTCAAATCAATACCGATGTTGAAATTGTGAGTGAAGCAGTCATGCAGAACACACAATTCACAACGCAGGTTAGCTTTAAACTCAGTGAAGAAGTTGCGGATCGAAAATCTGAAATCTTCAGGCTTGAGCAAGTTCGAGTGACGGATTTAGATGCTTTAGCGCGTTGGCAAGAAAATATCAGCGTAACAGTGAGCTCTAATACGTCATCAATACTTGAAA